TGTCGCTAGGGGCAATAATTAGAAGGATTTCCTCCCCCCTCCCCCTGCGATTGTTTTATCATCACTCCCCTCTCCTGGTTTTCTCATCATGGTGTCGCTTACATAACGATTGCCAATTAGACTGGTCATTGAATAGCTCCCTATCTCCACGATGAGGCACGATATGATCTATGACTGAGGCAGGGTGGACGACACCATCACACCTACACTGAACACATAAAGGATTAGCAGCAAGATACACCAAACGGGCACGCCTCCATTTTGAATCGTACCCACGTTCGTTTGAGCTACCTCTATGTCTGTCATACTCTTTACCATATGTATCAGTATGATCACTACAGAAGCCTGTGGAGGTAATGATCTTCTTGCATCCTGCTTTTCTACAAATGAAGCTAGGCATCACAAATGACTAGCGTGCCCATCGAGTATAGCTGTCACTGATCCTGATGATAGCACCGTCACATCAATGCGCATAAATGCCGGCGATCTATTGAAGTAATGAATTCCGCTACTTGTCAGTGTTGAAATAGTATCAAAGTCAACCCCGTTATTAGATACTTCTATGAGAGCGGTGGCTGTCCCCGTAATCACTAACTGAAGTGTTGGCTCAAAGCCATAGCTACCCATGCCTTCTATGTTGGATGTTGCTATGGATGTTATTGCATCTAAAACTACTTTGTTCGGCATAATGTTCTCACTATATAATTGAAGACTTTTCAAGTAAAACGTTTTTAAGGGCTATCTCATGTAATCGAATTTTTGGAAGCTGGCGAAGGCTAGAATCAAACATGTAAACTGCACCTTGATTGGCCGCCGCTCCGTCCCATAAGAACGCCCCAATAATAACAACATGGCCATCGTCAGATAAGGAACATGCTGAGCCGAAACTATCACCCGCGCCAGCATCGCTTGCAGTAAGGATCACCCTCTCTACCCAAGATGAGCCATTCCAGTCGAAAATATAAACGGCTCCCTGGTCAGCAAACGTGCCCTCCCAAAATGTTGCTCCGACAGCTAATACAGATCCATCGCCGGATATGCTGCTTCCTATGCCAAAGCGGTCACCGCTAGCTGGGTCGCTCGCAGTTACCTGCCCTCTTTCAACCCAAGCACCTTCAAACCAGTCATAGATATAGACGACGCCCTGGTTGGATGTTGGGCCTTCCCAAAGGTAAGAGCCCACAGAAAGCACGCCGCCATTCGATGACAGTGAGCAGCTTGACCCAAAATAGTCATTAGCAGCGTAATCAGCGGCAGTAATAATCGACCTTTCAACCCACGCAGACCCATTCCAGTCAAGTATGTAAACTGCGCCTTGATTGGCCGCTATGCCATCCCATAAGAACGCACCAGTAGCAAGCGTTTTACCGTCAGCAGATAAGGAGCATGAAGTACCGAATCTATCGCTAGCCGCCTCATCACTTGCAGTAAGGATTGACCTCTCTACCCAAGATGAGCCATTCCAATCAAAAATGTAAACTGCGCCCTGGTCAGTAAACGTACCGTCCCAAAATGTTGCTCCGACAGCCAATACAGATCCATCGCCGGATATACCAACAGCCGTTCCAAAGCGGTCGTTACTGCCAGCATCACTTGCGGTAACCTTACCCCTTTCAACCCACGCGGCTCCATCCCAATCAAAAATGTAAACTGCGCCCTGGTTTGACACGGCACCTGACCATAAATATGCGCCAACAGCTAAAACTAAACCATTATTTGAGATTGAGGAAGCTATCCCGAAATAATCATTAGCTGATGGCAAGCTGCCCGTTATCATGGCTCTTTCAATCACAGATTACCCACCTGTTTATTAACTGCGTTACGCAATCCTAAGTAAGTTGCCAAAATTTTTCCTCTTATTTGCTAACCACAATTACCATTATGCCACGTTCGGCAGTCCTGCCTCCAGATGTCGTTATCTGATTGACAACCTTATAACTTCCACCAACCACACCACCACTAATGAATACTGTCGCCGTGCTATCGGTGAACGATGGAGAAGTTAACGTTAAAGAGCCAATCTCATTACTAAATGTTGACCCAGTTATCGTGTCACCGTTCAACCAACTGCTCCATTGCCAAACATAGTCAAGCACCTCATCAGGATCAATTGTTACTGAAACACCTTCTCGCCATGCAGGCATTGGGCAGCTCCTTACGTTGACAGCGTGAATATGCCAGATGCACTCATCTGAATTGTTAGCGTGTTTGTATCTGTCACGGTAATGTCAGCAGGAGTGTTATCAAGCAATGAATAGCAAATTAATGGATCGGCAACCGGCGTGGTCACAGTGTCGTTATAAATGACAGCGTACCGAGCTACTAATGACCCACCACTTGCCGTCCAAACAGCATCAGCGCAGTCAAAAGTGGCAACCCCCGCTGCACGCGTCCAGGTCACTGACCCAAGCACTACGCCACCCGTCGTATACCCGTTAGCATTGGCATGCTGGTTGGTTATAGAAGCCAATCCGCTTAACGTGGGTGTTGCAGCGTTTGAGGTTGATAAGAACAAAGCAATCTTGAATGAATCAGCATCAAGGTCCATTGTTCCGTCAGCAATATACTCAGTAAATTCGTTATAGAATACCCATGCATTGGCTGCCATTATGACATTCCCTTTAATGATAAATCTGCTGATGGTGGGGAGATTGCAACGCCACCTTTAGACACTCTTAGGCGTTCAGTTAAGTCAAGCACAATCAACTGATTGGAAAAGTCAATAATACGACCCTTCCAAGCATCTGCTCGCCGATCATTTGGCATAGATTTGATCTTACCTTCAATGCGTGCCATGTTTGCCAAAATTCGCTCTTTTTTATGTTTCATCATAACCCCTGAAAAGTTATCGCTGAAAAACTTTAACTAAGCTCTCAGCTAATTGTAATGACGTTATCATAACTCACAATTGTAATTGTATTATCATAACTCCCTACATTGATTTGCCTATCACTAGATCCAATTAAAATTAACCTGCTGTCAGGTGGTATCGGTATTGGATCGCCAATCACTACCACAGATAACCCGCTCAGCGTTAACGCATTAACATCAGGCATGACGACCACATCGGTCGGCAGCTGTACAGTGACAGCCTGACCACTAAGATTTAATAACGATACAGGAATTATCGTATTTACCGGGGTTATTATAGCCGCAGTATAGCCAGACAAGGTTAGTTCAGCAACCGGTATCGTTAAGCCTAATGGGTTGGATAAGCCAACTGACTGGCCAACTAAATTTAGGCTTACTGCTGGAATCTCCACGCCACCAGAGGCTAATAACGTAACACCTTGCCCAGTTAATGATAGGGTTGATGTTATGGCCGAGATGGTTGTTGGTGTTACAACGGTTGCGGTTTGAGAAGTCAGGTTCATAGGTGAGGCCGAAACGTCGATACCTACCGGCGTAGAAACACTCGCCCCCTGGCCAGATAAGGTTAACGCTGAAGTCCCGACCTCTACAGATACTCCAGCCGATAGCTTCTCTATTGATATTACGCCACTTAGTAACGCGCTAGGAGGTGCCGCGGTGTAAGTAATATCATACCCAGTAGCCGTTCCTGCCACGGTTGCTATCGAATAATCGTCCCAGCCGCCTACCCCATCGGTTAGTCTTGCATCTAAAAACTTAGACGTAACGAAAGTCTCAGCATCAGCCGGAGATAGATCACGGCTATAGCTTAACGAATTATTGTTTAACCCTACTCCACCTATTGTACTCAGGTCGCCAGAAATGGTGGCTCCTGACACTGTACCTGCTGAGAGCAACGAAATTACTGCGTCCGCCTCAAATCCTACATTATAGCTATCAGTGGTGACACTTGTTGGCATGGTGATTGTTTGAACGTCAATACTTGCTGTCGCCTCAATCGCCATGTAAAAACCTGTTGCTACACCGTTATCAACATCAAAAGTCGTTGACGTAAAGGTGCTAATCTGCCCATCGAAAGACACGCTACCCGTCCCTTGATGCTGATAGATATTGCCAGTTTTTATTGTGCTATATCCAACCGTCGCCTCATTTCGACGAGAGATAGCAAATTGTGAGGTTGATGTCCCCGCACCAAAAGATAATAACCCTAACCCCTGATCAGTATCGTAATTACCTGTCAAACTAAGGCTGCTCATTAATACCAATCCGGTACTAAACCCAGTAGTAACCGTAGAGCTACCACTCATGGTCACCGTACCTACATCAACCTGAGCCCCTTTAAATAGGATAACCTGCAAAGGTCTGTCGGTCGGAGCTGATGCAAAGTTAAGTCGCAATCCATCAGTTATAAATGAACCTGTTGCATTATCCCCACTTACCATAGTGTAAATACGCGTTGCTGACCAGCGCCGAGAATCATGGTTGAATGATGCTGCACGCTGATTAGTGCCGTCATAGAACCCATAGCAGGCCGCATTTTCTGTCGCTGTCCCGCCAACAATTAGAAATGCTCCGGTTGGCGTACCAAAGCCTGTCGAAGTGAAGTCAACATTACCGCTGCTCACGCCTGTCGTTCCGGTAATTATTGCTGTCTCAATTGTCATCGCGTCATCAAGATTAGGTTAGGAGAGTGAGGGCAAGCGACCCAAGCTCAACGAATAAGCCTGGCCTACTTTCATTTGCTTATCTTAGCCCTTGATATCTTTGCTGGAACTCTTCATTCGATATCACTCCACGCATCAGGTCATTCATCAAGCTATCAGGGGAATCCCCACCTTCTGGCGTATACATCTGAGATGATTCTAGCTGAGTATTATCCTGGTAAATTGCAGCAACGTTGTCGTCACCTCCACTTTGGTAAATCTCATACACATTTGACTGTGATGCATCGGCAATCTGAATTGGATTATCGCCGGCCACTTCCTTTTTGATATTTAAGCTTTCTGTATTCGCTTGAAATTCATCAGGCTTCTCGTAGAACTCAAGATCTGAGAGCTTATTTTTTACCGATGCTATTTCATTGGCAAGCAACTTCACGTCCTCAGAAACACTAGCCAGTTCGGTTGCAAGGTAGCTGTTACTGTATGCCGGGGAAGGCTGGGTCTGCATGTCAGGTGAAGCAGTAGCCGACATTACCACTAAAACAGCGATTAAAACAGCTCCAGAGATTATCAAAGATGGGGTCCATGGACTTTTAAGCATTATAACTCCTCGTAAATTTTAATACCAACCCACATTCATGAGCTGGCAATTAGCTTTTTAAATTACTGAGCCAGATGGCTCGCATGACCAGACCTGTTTATGCGGCACGAGTCATTGTTGCTTCCAATCTTGTTTTTCTGGATGGATAAACTCCACCCATTTTTTCCAAAATTAGATAATGCAGCATTAAATTCTTTCAGGGTCCACTGGCTTCTTTCTCCAGAGTATTTACACCAAAAACGTAAACTTCCGGCATTTGCTACCGATACGTAAGTCACGTCTGGGTAAATGTCAATATAAGTCGAGACAGATCCATATTTGCCGGGGGTTGAGCCGTAGAAGGTGTAAGCATAAGTCTGTGCAGAATTGACGTATCCGTATGGCTTGGCAAAAGTGTCAAGAGAAACCAGCATGCCAAGTGAAAATAAAGCTAACGCTAAAGCTGCGCCATTAATGCTATGTGTGATTAAATTCTTCAATGAAATTTCCTCTAAATATTTAGTTAAACGTCGAAAGTAAGTATACAATAATTAACAGTGGATTTGTCAATTATCTCCATCTTTATTTATGCACTGCCTCCTTTACTTGCCAGGTGCTCTTTTACCTTCTCGATGACCGAATCTGTCCATCGAACTGTTTTATAGCTACCTGATACGCTTTTAACGAATTCAGAGCCAAAGGATGTTGGGACAGGCTTCCCGTCTATTTTTTCTAACATTCCCATAGCCATAAGCGCTCTGTTGACCTCCCTACTACTTACCCCTCCTAACTTTGTTGCCATGTCCTGGCCGGACCATCCTTTGCCATCTTTTGCCCATGATGACAGCTTACCTTTATATGCTTTCTTTTCGACTTTACCCCAGCCTAGTGCTACGGCCATATTGATCATATCGTCAGCGTCCATCCCTGCCCCTCGCTGCTTAGCCTGGAATACTAGTAGGGGAATGATATCCCTATGGATAAAAACCACGTTTGATGCTCTTTCAGTCAGCCTGCCCTCGACAAACTTAATTAGGTTGGACTTTTTAAGATCGTCAATAGCCAGTACCATCGCATTACGACCTACCACCATAGCATCACAAAGTGTATTGGCATTAACAAACCCATTCACATTTTTATCCATTGCTTCTTTTAATGCTTCGTAGTTCATTTCATTTCTCCAAAAAAGTGATTGGTTAATCTTCTAGCGTTTCTACTACGTCAGTCTTTTTACATTATCCATAGCGATTGCCTCTGCATCAAATACCTCTTCAAATGATGGACGCTCAGACCCGGGTTCAGCCCAACCTAATTCGATAGCCACTTGATGCACTATCTCACCAAACTCATCGTCAAATCGCATTGTGTCGTACTTGGGTGTGATCTCGACCAGATGCCCAGATGAGGTATCAGTCGCACGACAGCGATTAACTTCATGGCTAATTGTCACCACTTCCTGAGCAAGAATACCCCGGCTAGCCATCGCGCTAAATAGCCCTACACCCCGCTTTCCATAAAGACTGGCAAAATCAGTCACACTGAATCCCATATAGTCTTTTGTTTTCCGCTTTTCTTTTATGGGTATATGACTTTCTTTTACGGGGATATGCTTTTGATCTTCTAATTCCTTACATCGATATACCAAATCTGTCTGGACCTTCAATGATTTAGGGCCGCCAAGGTATGGACTTATGATCAATGCGGTCCATAAATCCATGATGTACATTGGCCTTGACTCTTGTTTTTCATCAATATAATCAACCAACGCAATCTGCGTTCGTTGATCTAGTCCATTATCAATCAGTCTGCGAATCACCCTTAACACATCATCATGGCGAACATTTAGCTGGTCAGCCAATTGAACAGAAGTTACACCATCTACATCTTTATTTCCTTGTAAGTCGTTCATTTATATACCTTTATGTGGTTGATTTAACGTATACCTTCATGGCAACAACTAAACTATACATTTAAAATACAACTATGTCAATATTGTTATTTATTTTTAATATATCCCAAAATCTCTTGACAACTAGGTGGGTCGTATGGTAATGTGTAAACTTGTCAGCGAACCTCAAGGGATGCTTAGACAGTTTTGACACATTAACCTACTACCCCTACCCTAGTGATCACCCCTGAAGTCAGAAACCCCCTGAAAAAACAACAACTTACAAATTCCAAAAACACTAAAATAATAACCTTCAAAATCCAAGGTTAATTTTTCCCTTTAAAATCAACGTGGAGGAAGTTTTATTAAAAAAACACGAGAATCGTTTAAATAATACGCGGAATTCACGTAAGTTATTGATAACATTGTGGCAGAAGTGTTTTCTAGATCATTTATTTGATATATTTTGGACAAAAAAAAGGCCGGGAATACCGACCTTAAAGACTAATTCCCGCCAGTGTTATTTGAAGTCGATGTAATCACGGCCAAATTCTGAGCATGTAGTTTTTTCCGTTTTACTCTCTGCTGCGACAGCCCTTGCTATTTTCGCCTTGTCGTTAAAAAACCTCTCTGAATACTCCTCGTCCCTCTCGGCCAATAAATCGCGGAGGGTGACCATCAACTCAATCCATCGGCATTTCCCAAGCAACTCCACCGCCTTGATAACAAGATCACGCCTTGCTCCTTCAACCTTATTGATGCTGTCCTTCACCATACCATCTAGCTGATCACCTAGCACCTCTTTATACCGGGAAATCACCTCATCAGAACTAAGCTTTGCTTCCTCAACGATCTTATTCTCATGGTCGAGTAGGTCATTGCTAAGAATGAATCCCTTACTGCTTGAACGGGCAATGATAAAAGGGTTAATCTTCATGCCACTTCGCTTCTCAATGTCCACCATTATGCCCCCTGCTGTGTCCCTGAGCACGATTCCGGTGTCATAAAACCCTCTTAATGCACTTGCCCCGCGAATCAAATCAAACGGGTTAGAGATATCCTTACCCCGACTCCCCTTATTCGCATGATGAATTACGATGCACGATGAAACATGGGTATGATCATTAATTGCCTTAACAATGGTCATCATTTCAGCCATTTTCCGATTATCGTTCTCATCCCCATTAAGCAGGTTAACGAGAGGGTCAATAACGACGAGATCGGGGCTTACCGCTTCGTAGGTTGCGATAAGTTTCTTAAGGCTCGTCAGGTCATCAAGATCAATCGACACCTTGCTCATGATGCAGATATTACTGTTAGCGAGCACCTGGTCTTTACTGCTCAACCCTTTGATTAGATCGCCAAACCGAGCCTTCAGGTCATAGTCAGAAAGCTCGAATTGGACAAACATGCATCGCATTGGCTTCATGAAAGGTTTTGCCAAAAATTGTCCGCCGGTTGCCGCAGCAATCATCATTTGCATGGCAAAAAATGACTTCCCAAGCTTAGGCTCACCAGCAATCATCATCAGGCTATCGGTAAAAAGGCAGCGGTCCCACCAAAAATCATCACTCTCAATATCCCGAACCATTAGCTCGGATAACCATGTCGTAGTAAAAGGTGGCACGTCATCTTCAGCAGTTGCCGCGCTTTCAATGGTAGAGTCTGCTTCTTCTTGAAGCTTTTTTCGATCAATGACACGAAGGTCATCTAGCGGATCGTAATGGTTATCTATATCCTTAAAAGCGTTGGGGTTGCTTCTCGTTTCGCTAGTGACGATGGAAGTGAAAACCTTGAATAGCTCATCGTCATCTAGTGGGTTAACTTGCTTTGCATTCCACTCAAGAATTCTACTTAGAATGGCTGCACGGCCAAAGCCTGCCCGTATCAACGCCCCTGTCAACACGGTTAAATGGTTATTCCTTCCGTTAACTATCTGCTTGTCAAGCAGCTCAACAAGCGTCTGACCATCACTTTTCCACAGGTCTTTCTCAAACTTAACATTTAGGATGTCCTCTCCTTTATGAGAATTTTCCTTGAAAAACTCATCCTTTTTGCTGGCTACTTTTTCCTTGCTTATCGATGTCCCGTTATATTCTGCGATAATATCAACGTGATCCTGAGTGAGCACCGGGAGGTTATCAAAGACATCGGCACTAGGCATTTCTGCATCAGGAAGAGTTTTTACCGTGTTGTAAGTATCCAAAGGGAAGACCCACTGGTAAGGCTTCCCATTAGGATGAATAGTTGGTGGAATAACAACCACACCACCAATTCCGCGCACGTCCACATGCTTTCCACCCGCTGAATTTTTAATGGGCACCGCATCTCTGCCTTTGTCCACTGCGTACCAAAGGTGCATTCCTCTGCCTGTTTTCGTTATTAAAGGGGTAACAGGAAGCACCTTTGAAATGTCTTTGCCTGCCTCCCACGTATCACAATCGACCACAACATAGTCAATACCGGTAAGCGCCAGCAAGGTATCAGCCCCCTGCATAAACTCATCGAAATTCTCAATGTCCTGTTCTTCAGTGATCCATTGTCGCCATTTCACGCATGGAACTTTTTGCCTACCTGGGACAATACGGAAAAAGCCGCTAGCAATTTCAGCGGCTTCGACTAATTTATTGAACTGTTCTTTATTCATGTTATCTATACCTTTTGGTTATACTTCGTGGTTGAATATGTCCAATGCCGATACAAGAGAAATCCTGCATCGGCTTTATTAATTATTATCAATCTGCTATCTCAAATTTCCACTTCTTCCATTCTGGAACTTCAATATACACACTCTCGCCAGTCTCAAAAACAGTCGCCAGCCTGCATGAATTTCTCGACCACCAAGGCCAATGATCCCTGGTCCTGAATAAAGATTCCTTTACAGCAAAAACAATCGTCCCATCCAGGTCAATGCGATAATGCCCGGTCTTCCCATATTCTTCGCAATGCGTAACAAATTCTTCGTATTCCATAAGTCACCTCCTTACCCTATTTTTTGCCGCTATGCTTTTGTTAGCATTGGCCATTATCTTCCAAATCGGGTTATCATTCGAGCATTCTTCGGCAGTCTCAACCAATTCAATCCTGCGGTAGAAGGTTGCCACACTTATTCCAAGTTCACCGGCGATATCCTCAACCCTCATTGCTTTTCCGTTTAACGTATGACTTCGGATGCTTTCACGGTATTTGCTACCCTTCTCTCCTAACCCGTCATGCCATGGTGAGGTATATCGTTTGCCACCAGGTTTTTGCATCAGACTGATGTCTGGCTTTGAAAAAGCTGCAATTACATTATTAAGCGTGATCATTCTGTATGGCTCCTAACATAGACCGATAATCTTCCGATGCAGACCGAGCTTCTTTAGCGTCCTTGAGATTATCGTATAATCCAAGGTAGGCCCGCTTGCCATAAATTCGGGTCTGACATTTCCACTTTGAAGTACCCGCGCAAAAACTTACGCCAACCACTTTTGATGTATTGTCTTTCCGCATCCGTTGATTAATGTTCTGCTCTGATTTTGTAGCCGCTCTCACGTTTTCAGGATAATATCCTTTGTCGTTATCGATACGGTCAACCGTTCGCCCGCCCGTGAGGTTTAGATGAGCTGTGTCGTCCAGGTATTGCTGAAATACATACCATTGGTCGCACACTTTAATGCACCTAGCTCCATAATCCACATAACGCTTATTGTTAGGATCATCGCAGCGACCGATCATACTAGACCATGCCGCATATCGTGGGTTTTTATTACAACCGTTAAAAGTTACTCGTTTCATAGCGAGCCACCAGTATTTCTAATGCTGGTCATTTCACCAAACCCTTTACTCCCGCGCTCTGTCTCACCTTTAATCCAAGCAACCTTAGAAAGCTTAGGCTTTAAAATTGGTAGGAAAACCATCTGCGCAATGTAGTCATTAGGGTGAATCACAAAAACACTGTCAGTATTATTGACCAACCCGACCTTTATTTCCCCATGGTAATCAGAATCAATTATACCAACGCCGTTTGATAGATTGATCCCATGACCACCTACCTCAACCTTACGTAAGCCAAGTGTCCCTAACCCAGACTTAGGGCAAACCATTGCCATCATTAGCTTGCTTTGCATGTCAACACAAATGCCTGTTGAAATCATCATCCCTTCACCTGGGTCAAGCGACACAACTTCAAACTGATTAAGGTTGGCAGGCAAATCAACACCGGCACTTGCTTCTGAGGCATACGACAATTCAGGTTGACTTTCTGATGTATACTCAACTGTGTCAGGGCTATCCTTCAATTTAAACGGTCGATTCTCATGAAACCAACATGTGTCAGAAGGTGAGCTGAATTTCGTCACCTCACGCCCGTTCATCGTAACGATGTCCACGCGGTTGATTGCCGTTAGCTGATAGTAACGGTGGTCGTCAACATTGGCCAGCACAGTGGTTAACTCAGCTTTGGTTTTACATTCAATTGAAATGTAATCGCTATCCATGCCGTCAAATTCATCAAAAAAAGTGTCTTTAGCTATCACGTAATGCATCATTGTTTCTCCGTGTGCTTTAAGTTATGGAAAATTGATCAATTGTTTTATTACATGTTTCGCATTCTAAATCTATCTCTCCTTCTACCTGATCGTCCAAGCAACCACTAACATAAACTCGGCCATCAAAGTAAACAGTTTTATGGCCGCATTCAGGGCACACAACATTCAAAAATTTACGATCATTAACCTCTGCCATCACAACCTCCGAATTACCTTAAACCCAATCCTAGTCCCGTTGATCGCAACCAAAACCTCAGCCAATCGAACCGCTGATGCCGTTGGGTTCCTGCGATAACTTAACCACTCTTTCAAAGTGCTTCCTGGAACGCCCATTGCTGTCGCCATATCCTTCCGCGTCAACTTAAGCTCAGCCATAACCTCATTCATATCTGAGTAATCCATATATCCTCCTAAAAAAATACCCTATAAGATAATTCCTATAGGGTAAGATAATAATAAGCGCAATGCCGCTTTATGTCAACTAATATCTTCGGGTCGTTGAATCTTATATAGCTTCCTGATCAGATTAATTTGCTTGTATTTCTTCGGTGCAGTCTGAAGCTCCCTTATGTTATTTATTTCTCGGCGCAGCCATTTCGCGTCATACTCTGACATTTCATATATAAAAGGAATCGCCGTCATAACAAAATCGTAAGAAGAGTCATATTTCCTTTTATCGGAAAGGTCTTCCAAAGCTTGGAGCGCATTTATTTTCTCATTCTTAGTAAAGCGACAACAATCTTCAATAACTCCCCTTATTATTAAATGCTTATGTATGCGATGAACTTTAAAGCAACGAGTGCATTGCGCATGAACGTATCGACGCCCATACTCGTCTCTATCTATATCCTTAATTATTCTCATCGGTCAATCTCCTGGAATAAGCTTAGGGTCAAAAGCTTCGGCCATCGACTTATTGATCACTGTATTTTTATCAAAAACTTCCATATTCCCATTTTCAATCGCCGCAGCCTGAAGCGAGTTATATATGGTCACACTGGATAGCTTTTTGTTTACGATATCCTGATCATCTTTTTGGACGTTTTCAACCACTGTTCCCGCTAACGGAGTTTCAAGTAAACAGGGTAAAAACTGGTGCAATCCGCAATCATTTTTCAACTGCCTGGCAATGTCAACTGTTCTCTCATATTCTCCACACCACCATTCGCCATCTACTGTTGGGCATGAATGCCTGCAATTCCGGCATCCTGGCTTTGGAACCGTCTTACCCCAGTAGATATTTGAGTTATAATCTCCAATGAATTTTGACTCATACCATTCAGGACCGGACCATGTTGAGTACGGAAGCTTATCGGTGTTGAAAATTATTTGCTCAGCCTTATAGCATGAAGAGTCATAAACCCATGGATCGACATCCTCTACCTTGACTGATACTCGCTGAGTGTCCTTACATATGACGATGAATACAATGTGCCTATATTTAAAGTGCCCAGCATACGACTGCGCTTGCACCCAATATACTTCATTCCATTCACGTACTGTGTCGCATTTTATAAACCGATTGGATGAAGCTCTGTTCGCTGACTTTTTCTCGGTCATGGGTAAAACGCCATCAACCATTAGGTCGCCATCGGTGTGCCCTTTGAAGTGGCCATCAAGAAGAGATATTTCAGCCTGATCATTTCCTACGAGCAGCCCACCATCTTCCAGCCAGCCATTGATTTTCTTTTCGTACTCATGGCCCACCTCAAATACACGAGATATTCTTGAATAATTTTCATCAAGAATGCCGTCATCATCCTCGTCAACCATTTTAAGGCAATGACGAAATTTAAGCCAAAGATAGCGGTCGTCTTTCCCGATCTCACTAAACCCAAGATACTTCCTTGGGCTTTCGTCTCTCGCCGAACCTTCGTCGATCGCTCTTAACACTTCGGCCTTTATTGCTAATTTAATATCCATTTGTTTCTCCAATTTGATTTATTTTTTAATAATTACCTTGAACTTCAATTCTCTTCCGGCATACAATATTCAATTCTTTGTACTTGAACCCTTTATTGGCTCGGTGGACACCGAAGTCGGCTAGCTCAAGCGACCCATCCTTGCGAGTGCGGACCACTTCTTTATACATCCCGGCATTCAAGGTAACAACTTTAAGGCCCGCCTTACACATGTCGTCCATTGCTTTGATTGCTGCTTGCTGTGTGCTAGTGATTTTCATTTGACTTTCTCCAATTAAATTACTTTCATGCTTGAAATTTTACTACCGTTCAAATCAATGTATTGAATGCTCCTATCTATCATGTATCTGTCGAGTGCAACCTTCATATCGTCAACGCCAGGAAATAACTTTAGCTCGGGCATCCACTTTTTCATTTGACCTCTAGCAATCGTTGACGACAACCCTTCATGCCACAAGAATATATTGTGGTAGTACTTAGCCTCGTTATGGTTATCAACTAGCATCATTACTAAGTACATTGGGCCTTTCGATGATTTCTTTTTGATAACCCCTCCGTATCTTACGTCGTGCCTAGTTTTACCTCTTTTCATTACGCTTTCAGTGCTGGCCGTATCCTCATGAGAAAAAAATGGTTGCCCGCACCCTACGCATTCTCTCGAACTTGGGAAGTTACGTTCGCCACAACTTTTACATGTCTTGCCTGGTGGCTCCTTTATCTGATGATTGCAATGGCAGCATGAGAACGCCCATATGCTGATATACACGTTACACTTAGGGCATGGCATCGCACGCTTATCTTCACGCTTCCTTGGCGGAGGACCAATGTCCTCAATCGGCCCAAAGCGTGTCACATTTTGCCCATAGTCTAAAAATAGACAGTATTCGCCTTCCTTCCTGGTGAACGGCCTTGCTCCACGACCGATTATTTGCATGTATTTTGACAGTGATTGGGTGGCAGTTAGCAGGGCAACACAATCAATCCTTGGGACATCAGTTCCTTCGACGAACAGCCCATAATTTACAACTCCATCAAGAAAGCCTTGGTTTAACATCTTTATTACATCTTTCTTGTACTTTCTGTAATGCTTATTGCCTCCACCTCTAAGGAATGGAATTGAAAGGCCATGCTGTGATAATGATGCGGAAATCATTTCACCGTGCTTTACCGATGAAGAAAAGAACATAGTTGCCTTGCGGTCAGCAATCAATGATTTTTCTCGCCAATCGGCAATCGCATTATCGACAAGCAGTTCTTTCTCTGTCGCCGCAGCCAACTGTTTTCTATTGAAGTCTTCGCCACTTATCGCAACACCGGACGTATCAATCAATGAGTTCTCGTTAACAGGCGTGGTGAATATTGGAATCAAAAAGCCAAGCTTGACCAGTTCTTCAAATGAAACCTCATAAAGCAATTCCTTGAAAAATCGATCTTGCCCGATGATTGACCCGCATGATCTAAAAGGGGTAGCAGTAACACCAAGCACTCTGCACGTCTCACGAACCGACAAAAAATGGTTTATCAGTTTGATGTACTGACCTTCTTCATGGTGAACCTTGTGGCACTCATCAATAATTAAAACGTTAACTGACCCAAGCGCCTCAAGATTATTGATGATCGTGCCTTTTGACCCCACTGTGATTTGGCCTACCTCCTTTCGCCCTAAGTCTGAACACATCACGGAGGGCTTAACTCCGCATATCAATTCAATACGGTCAGATATCTGAGTAACCAAATCGCTCTTATGCGCCATTAGCAGGAATCTCAAACCTGGGTAATTGCTAAGCATTGACTTTATCACATTGGAAATGATCGTTGTCTTGCCTCCACCAGTCGCTACGCTTAGCACACCAGGTCGGTAATCTTTGCTAAGCCAGCTATTGGTAATTGCTGACTCAGCTTCAGATTGATACGCCCTGCTTTCTACATTAGAAAGGGACGTCATCATCTTTAACACTCTCGCTAGATGAAGGCGTTGGCGTTGGCCTTGCTTCTTTCTCAGGGGCACCGACCAATTTATCAGGGATGATCCCTGGCTTGTACGCAAACTTTATAACATTCGAGTCAGCATACCCGCCATTGCCTTTCTGAATCCCCAGCTCGACAAACAAGTCAACTCCAACCAAAGAGTCGAGCATCACCGATAGACTATCATCAGGTATCTCTGCCGACTCAGCCAACGATGCTATTTTTTGGTAAGATATCTCAACAGCCTTCTTTGTAGGATGCTCGACGAACCAAAACTGCTTTAACTTTCGCCCTTCGTATTTCCCCTCGTGCGTCACTGAAAATGAAAGATCAACCTTAACCGTACCATTTTTTGCCACGCCTACCCACTTTGTTAAGCAAATTGAATACGAACCTTCTGGCATGGTATATCCTTCAGATTTGTGCTCTTCTTTTTTGAACTTTTGATTTAGGATGTCAGGCAACATTATTTAGTGTCCTTTTTTAGGTTAACTGATTCGGATGACTCGACTTGCTTTACTGGCTGCTTTTCTTTTGACTCGTAGAATTTTCTGATATGCCCGATTAACACGCTGTAATCCATTGGAATCTCGGAGGGCAAATCGTATCTGTTTTTTGCAAAGAATCCTGCTGATGATTCAGTGAAGAGAACTGGCCTCTTGCCCATCACGTTTGACTTAACCCCATTGTCTTCGGTTTCTATCACCTTTCGCGCTGCAAATAGAACCATGTCTGCACGCTGCCGATAAGTATCTGAGACTTTCTTATGCACGAGCAAGTCATATTGAGGGTAAGCTTTGCCATCTGGAGCCTTAGCCATTCTCTCGTCACAGTGGCATATCACCGCAACGTTTAGACCTTGTTGGAACATTGATAGTAAGCGGTCCAAGATATCAAAGGAAAGCGTCTTAAGTATCTTTGTACCATTGCCCCACTTCAGCTCGGTTATCTCACTAACGTTATTATCATCGCATATCTTTTTCTCGACAAGATGCTGAACCCAATCCAGGCTATCAATAACAACAGTTTTATACCCTTGGCTGTCAGCCAGCAGCATATCAAGCGTTTCAACCAGCTTATCGTAAGTGTTATCTTCACGATGGTGATCATAGCTGGCAACGTCGATTGAGTCTAATCCGCCCTCAACATCAATAAATACTGGGTCAGGCAAGTTAGCGCAAAATGTACTCTTACGTGTGCCGCTCGTCCCGTAAATCAAAAAGAACAATGGTCGCTTTCTAATTCCGATATGTGGTTTTTTCATTCTTCATCATCTCCGTTTCCTTTTAAAAATTTAAACTCTGGCGCAGCCCCTTTGACCGCTACCTGCTTATTAATCTCAAACCGCCATGCTTTGCTGCACTCAGACAGCAGCGGCGCGATAACTTCACACTTTACCTTAAAAGGCCATGGCTCATGAATGAAATTTTCTTGATGAATGCCATGCAGTAAAATGTAACCTGAGTTTGAGATAGACATTGACTTCTTAGGGCTGACCATCAAAGAGTAGTACACAAGGGGATTAACCCCGTCTTTATCAAACTCAGCGTCTTTAAGTATCTCCGCCTTTAGCTTTTTTTCTTCGCTTGTCAGTCGTTTTTTCTCAGCGTTCAGCGCTTTCAAAATCTTGATTTTTTCACCGATGGTTGACATATCACGCCACCTCAATCTCAAGTGTGTTAGGAATATCGCGCCGGTAATCATTCATAAGCAAACTGGATAAATATCTGACCGCTGTCATTGAATTGGCTAGCTCCAAGGTATATTCTTGGATCGCTGTTCCGACACCTATATTGCCAGCTAAATTTTCACCTCGACCTACCAGTGACAAGCCATATCTACCATCACCAGTAGCTTCATTCTGAGTCATAAATGCAGATCCACCGACTATCGTAAAGTTGATGTATGCCCCAAATAGATGATCTTCGTTAATTTCCCTTCCAGCGTGAAGCTCATATATCCCCGGTGGCAAGCATGAAATCCCACGTTCATTGTTATGCCATGCGGCCTCAAGCGTAACTAAATCAATAGGGTTAGCGCCATCAATATCGGTGATAAGCAGCCCTGGCGTTACCACGTCGCCTGTTCCTAGGCGCTTTTCCTCTTTATATCTAATAATTGTAAGTTTCATTTCGTTTCTCCATTGTGGTCATTAAATTGTGTTTCTTGTTGCTACGGAAACAATATTAGCGCCATGCGTCTTGCGAGTCAAGTGAAAAGATAATTTATTTTAATATTGACAAGGCGCATTGCCGCTGATATTATTTAAGCATACACATTAACAGAGGCCATTAAAAATGAATTGTTTACAAATAATCCACACCGCAGAACAAGCAATTAAACTTATCATGCCAATCACGCCAAGCAACAATGAGATAAAGGCGATTAGTCGGTTTGCATACCGTAACTATGTGAAAGCATTTTCTTTCCAGGCCGCATCACAAATAGGCGAAGGAACGCCCATCAAAATTGGCAACGTAGCCATAATCATCAATCGATTCAGCCCTAAGCTGCTTGACTATGATAACCTCGTCGGAGGCTGCAAGCCTCTGATCGATGGGATGACGGATACCCATAAGTTAGGCTGCGGTCTGATTCAGGATGACTCACCAAAGGTCATACTGTATAATAAATACCTACAAACTAAGATAAAGGATAAGGGTGAATCGTTCACTCACGTCATTATATTAAAGCTTAGCGACGAAACAAGAATGTTGCTAAGGAATTATAACGATGAAATTGTCAGCTTAATAAGTCAGTAGGGGTCTATCATGGAAAATCAAAGTCAGGAAGTTAAATCTCAGCCAAGGCGAGTTATTCGCCGAGTGCGAAGCCGGTCAGGTTTCATGCAGATGGCAATCGCAGCAATTGCATTTGCAACCCTTGGCATCGTTGCTATCGTTGCAATTGTCGCCATAAGTAATAAGAGCGGATGCTGCTGTTGTGACTCAGGGGTTAAGGAAAGTCTCAGCGCAATCATAACTAAAGCTGAAAATTTGATAGATAAGGTTGATAAAATTCTGGAAGATGAGCCAGAGTCAAGATCATCCCCTCAAAAGAGGGGCAATATAACTACTGGCGCGGTAAGCATCCCCGAACCAAGCTCGATAGCTTTAATTTCGGCGGGATTTGTAGCCATGCTCCTAATGGGGGCGAAATCAAATGCCTAACCTTATCGCCTACGTATTTCTGATTAGCTTAATCGTTATAACCACCGTTTTGCTTTTATTGTCTAACGGTCAGTTTAGTAACTGGAAATGGAAAGACTTCGCCATCATATTGATTTTCTCTGGCGTATCATCTTTCATTGCTTGCTTATCTTATCTATTGCTTGACAAATAGGTGGCTCATGAACAACCACGAAATTATCGAAATCGCAACGAACGCAGCCATCCACTACAAAAAATGTTTTTCTCCGATATCTGATAAGGATGATTTTATTCAGGTGGCAAGCATCGCCATCTTCTTTCATCCTGACAGAGACGAAATGCCCGAACGTTTCGCTATGGTTGTAGCTAAAAATGCAATCATTCAGGAGCTTAGAAGACACCGTAGAATAGACCAGAAAAGGAAAAATAGGCCAAGCAGCCCTATTACCCCAGCTATTTTTACGCTAAGCTTTTCTGAGGAAATCCATGACACTAGGCAGCAACCAATCCTTGAGAAGCATGTAATTATGATTTGCGATATAGAAAAAATATTAAACTCGCTGTCGGAAAATCATCAGAATGCGCTTTACGAAAGATTTTTTGAAGACATGACGTTTGAAGAAATGGGGGCCAAGCGTAACACCGACAGAGCAACAGCCCAATCAATGGTGTTAAGGGCTATCGGCAAAGCACGAGAATTCCTTAATGGGGGTCGGCATGCATAAATTAAAAAGCTATGCTGATGTGATTCATGACGTAAAATCACATGCGTTTATTAATGACGTGCGCCGACCTCCTACCGATAATGAGGTAAAATCAAAGAAGGTTGGCTCAGCGCTATTGCGTCACAAGGAATCAGTTCATGAAGCCGCTAAAAAGGTGAATGAAATGCTTGAGCTTGGAGATATAGCTATGGCAAAGAGCTGGTCTAAAAGGCTATGTCTGCTTATTCGTATGTCATCAGAAAATAGAATGTAGTTGAATTATTTTCTTGACAGGTGGCAGTGCCTCTGTTAATATTTAGTTATTGATCACACACAACCACCGGAGAAACAAAAATGGAATCATTCACTCAGCACGATCTAATATCATTTTTATCTTTAATTTTCGTAATGTGTATTTACTTTTTGCCAACGCTGGTGGCTGCGGGATTCAAGCACCGTCATGACAAGGCTATCTTTGCTCTTAATCTTATCTTTGGGTTCACAGTTATAGGATGGATCGTTGCACTTATATGGTCCCTATGTCATCAACCAAGGCAAATTGCCAGATATTAGAGGCTAACTTAAATGACACAAAATAAACTTTACATTAAAGAATCCCTTAAGCTTGTCGCATTGATGGCGTTTGGGTATGCAATGGTAACCATCGGAAGTAAATTGATCGCAAGTGGAATAATAAGCTCTGGAATTGAAGGGGTAACGAGAGACGGTGCCAATATTTCCGGGTTATTTTCAGCAATGGCTATCGTGATAGTAACCGCCTTTACTTTATGCCGACCATAGAAAGGAGAAATTAAATTGCCTAAAAAGGAAGGAAGGCTACACGAGATAGAAATAAGCAAGGAAGACCTAATTGAAAAGCTTTCGGGTGACAAAGCGTTCAATGTTATTTGCAAAAGGCTTGGGGTATCAGTCGGAGATATCCTTATGTATCATGAACAGTTAGAAGATGGTGCGGGAGATCTTGACCATAGGTTTTTAGTCTCATCGTTGACACACAAGCATATCATTGATGGGTATGTTGCAGCCGGAGAAAAATACATTAGCTCGGTTGGCGTTATAGACGGGGAACGATATCTTTACTCGTCAAAACAATAATATATTTAGGAGATTTCAATGAATATTAAAGACAGCATCATTCACGAGAGGGTAATTAGTACGCTGATAGAAGATGTCGAATTAAAGGAAATTATTCTTGACTATGTGGTACGTCGTCAAGAATTGGAAGTAGACGAAGTAACCAAGGTCAATGTATACATATCCCAGAGAGATACTGGATCAGGTGGATTTACGTATACCGCTGTAGTGTCCATAAAAAAACCACTAAATTGATACAATGTAGATTAATATTAAGTCTTCCCGACTCGCCCCATGAACCCAAGAATCAATGGGGTGAGGTTCTTAACAGTTCGCTCACCAAACAAAAAACCAAGGACAAGCAAGTTTATCACCCAAAATGCGCTAGCTTCCTGCCCCTCCTTTAACGACCACGCTCCTGAATAAACCATGTAGTCCATATAGAGAACGCCGAAGCCCCATATTGGCCTTTGTGCGCCACGACAAAACAAAAGTATCCGACCAATTATTGGTAAGGCTAATAAGTCTTTAGCTGTACCCTCATTAATTGCTATTCGCTTGTTCAGTGACTCACTGGCTTCAACCAGCGCATTTTCAACCATGCGCTGGTACTCAAGCTCAATGTTCTTCATCTTTAATTCAATATTGGCTTTCTGCTCAGGAGATAGATCAGGAGGAAAGTATTCTTTAACCGCGTCAATTGCTTTATCTGCTATGCCACCCGTTGCTATATCTGCCACTTTAGTCAGTACCGATGAAAATATACTCATTTCTTTCTCCTTTAGATTGGCTTTGTCCATCTTGCGCATGCCGACCTAACGTCAAAATGAATTCGGACGGTGTTCTCTTCTTTGTCGATATACGCCCCTATTCCGAACTTATCAGGGAACTTATTGCACAGGTAATCGTAAATATATTCCATGTCGTGCTCTGTGGCGATAAAATCACATGCCTTGCCTTTTAAGTGCTGAGAAGATTTCGACCCACCTGACTTTATATTATGCGTGTAGCATCGGCATCCACTGGGGACCAATATTTTCCCAAATCTATCTCTAACATTCATCTGCATTACGTTAATTAATTCAGCATCAACCGTGTCAAATCCGCAGCCACACTTACATGCGAATTCTTTCCGGCTAAAATTCCTACTAAGATCGCCCATTTTGATTTGCCCCAATTACCATATCAAGTCTTGCTAAAACTTCTTTTCTTGATTCATTAATATCTCTTATCGTCGATTCGTAGTGTCTGTCTACTTTATTGTGTAAATCAACGATATCAACGGCTTTGGCGTAACTGTCCTCTATCTTATCAATTCGTTCAACTTGACGCTTGCCTACCCATCGCAACACACCTAGACCGCCTAATAAAGTTGTCATAAATATACCAACACCTATTTTAATGTAATCAATCTCTTCGCCCATGGAAGTACCTTTATTTTAATTTGACAATTTGAAACTTCCGTGTATACTTTGATTTAAAGACATTGTTTCTCCAAGCTGTGTGTTCATCTAAAGCCATACTCCCAAAAGGTCTATGGCTTTTTTTATGTCGCTGAGATTGTCGCGCCAAGCGCTATTCGCTTCCAATTCGTGCCATCAGATGCAGCCAAACATTTAGCCCCTGCATCGCCATCCGATACCCATATTAAGTGTCCGTTATTTGCAGCGGCAGCAGCCGGAGCGCTTGATACTGAATACTGTGGTAGGCCGATCGTATTTCTGAAAACCATACCGTCTGTTGCCGCCGTGTGGGCAGACACCACATTAGTACCGTCGCCATAAATTACAGCACGCCTGCCTGGGTCAACAGCCTGCCCCGAACCACCACTTGTTTTTACGGTCATGACATAGTTGGTTGCATTATAAGCATGCCATACCTTTTCAATCGTTGATACGGTCAGATTGAAATCGGCTGCCAGCCCTCCTCCATCTGCCACTTCGATAATACTATTGCTTTCTTCGATACCAGTTAGCGTGGTGTTGCCGGTGACTGTTTTGTATAGTTTGCCGCTTTTATTGATGACCACATTCCACGCTGATCCACTCCACTGGATGACAGCCGCGTCTTCAATACTCCAAATTGTGAAGTTTGTTGGCATCGTGTAAAAATACCAGGTGGCGTTATAATAATGGGCTAATGTGTTTTCCTGACCTACCCATGCGCCCGTTGCCGTGGCAAGCGGAATATGAACGTCTCCCTCTACCGGAGATCCTGGTGGGGCGGTTAGCGTTCTGTCCTTTACGACTCCCTGCATAAGTGCGTCAATCATCCTTAATGCTTCGTTATGAGTTATTTCTTTACTGGCTTGCGATGCGCTGATCTCAGGCATCACTAATCGTACTGTTGTCATGTTATGGTTTTCTCCGTAATGTATCCGTCACCGACGACACCGCTTACTTGATTGACGCTTAAATATACTGTGCTGGTCGCAGTGGCGTAATATAAATCAATGGTTGCAGGGCTTAACGTGTAACTTTTCACTGATGAATCGAACGTCGCTAAAAGATTCCCCGATGCGCTTGGCAATGCATCATATAGCTTAACACGATATAGCTCTGAAATTTCATCAAGCGGCACGTCAACGTTATCATTCCACCCGCCGTTTGTTCTCGCCCTTCGCTCCCAAGTCAAATCAATCTGTCCTGATGCGGCGCGGGTAGATGCTAGATGCGCTGGTGAGTAAGGCTTAAGTCTGCTACTGTTTATCGTTGCTGATGAAGCTGTTACATCGCCAACGTTTTGACCGGCAGTCACGCCCTTCAGCAGCCTTGACACCCCGATTAAAGATGTATCGAGCGCAGTATCCTTAATAAATCCATTAATAAGAACGACTGTTTCACCGAGAACGTGACCATAAATAAATCCCTCGGTCCCTCTCCTACCTCGCAAAAGGTTTGACAGCGTATACACACCTGGAGCCCCAAGGGTTGCTGTCTGGAACTGAACTAATTCGTTTCCAATTAAGATGAGGTTCACTTTATGGCTTGAAAATAAATCGGCTTCGGTTACAGACGATAACGTCCCGTTGGCCATTGTCACTTGCACCGTTGACGTTAAATCCATTATGTTTGCTGATGCTGAAGCAAGAACACCATCGGTCACGCCGTAGTAAATACCTCCGGTATACGATGTTTCAAGCTGGTAGCTGGCCCCACCGTTGTTTGATGAGTACATTGCACCGGCCTGCCAATTTGATGACGTTGGCTTGGCTCCTGAATAATACCCTGAATAATCCTGGGCATCTTCAATCAGCGCAATATCAAGCAATTGCAATAGCGTATCGGCAATGGACGAAAGCCCCATGCTTGTGCCCGAATCGAATACATCTTGAGACGACTCGACATAAACTTCAGGGTCATATGATATGGCCTCAATATCAACCGAGCCATCACCTTTTAGCCCCAATGACTTTAACTGCATTTGGATGGTGTCGCCGTCGATTACCAATTCAATAACGTCACCAGGATCAAATAGCCGACTTATTTGCGAGTAAGAGTAGGTGTTTTCCTGGGACCATATTTCTAGCAATTTTCTCAGCGTGAAGCTTTGCGCCGACTTTCCTTCCATCACGACAAGGGCCGACACCTCGACCTTATTAATTGATGCCTTGGCAAGACTTCTGGAATACCGATAATCATTGGTGCCATTTCTAGCTTTACTTAAATATGAAAGCGTTACCTCGTTTGGCAACTCCTTGTCGTTGGACTTCTTCAAGGTGTAATCATCACTTAACGCAACGTCAGTAATATTATCCACGGTGACAGATCGTGTGACGCTTGACAGCCATGTTTTGTAAGATGCTATTCTTGATGCCACCGTCACGCTACTGATGCTTGCTGCGGTCCTCTGAGCGTCTAACCCGTCATCTACCGTAGCATCAGGGGTAATTAGCAGTAATGAAAGCGTTGACATGATCTCTGCGCCCCAAAAGCCATACCACTCGCCACCGGCTGGATTGCTGCTCCATGTCCCGCCCATCGGGTCAGTCGGCTGAAAACGTGCTTCCAAATAATCCCAGCACCGCGTCATTATTGTAACCATTAACGCGGTGCTCGTACCATTGGCATGCAAGTACCCAGCCGCCCTCATCCAAAGTGCAACGGCATGCGGCTCGTCATAATTGCCGTAAACTGGGGATGCCCCATAGGTATACCCGCTGCACTGCCAGGTAACTGTATTGTCTGCCACCGTAAGATTGATGGTTGTTGGCCACGTTGGCTCTGACCCTGACGAAGTTCCTGCAACAGTACATTTATAAACCTTCCCGTTTGGCGTTGTTGGAATAACAATATCATCAACGGCATAGTCGGTTGTTGCAGCCCACGTTGCTATCGAAGCAGGGAAGTTGGTTGGCGGGTATTGCGTGTGCGTTGTCCAATTAGTATTCAGCCAAGTCAGGAAATTAAGCGCTATAGTATTGCACCGTGAATCTCCATTTTTCCAGGCAGTTCTTGCGCACGCGGCAACCACCCTCGCCGTATAGCCAACCCATTCGCTGTTCGGGTCAGCCCAAAGCCATGTCCATGTGTCAGCAGTCGCCCCGATATCCAAAGAATCGTATCGATCCCATGCGTAGCTCGGTATGAACGGCCCAAGGACAGAATGAAGGGTATTGTATTCGTTCTGGGAATCCTCAATGAAATCGACCATCAGCGTCAGATATGCAGCCTGTGAGAGCCAGTCCCATATCATTGGATCTTGGTATCCAACGCCAGGATATCCCCTCCAATCAAGCAGTTGGCCGTCAACACTATTTGCAGTATAGGGAGCCACGCCGACAGTGTACGGCAATTGAACTTCTGGAATTGGCCTTGCTGCTTGCCAAACAATTGTTCCCGATCCTGTGCCCTCATAAATAAGCCCAACAACATCGATAGTGGTTAATGCTGGTAAGCCTGTCCCAACTTCAGTCCAACCAGCCCCGGTTAACTGTCGCTTGCTGAACGATGCAAGGGGAATGTCTGTGGTGGTTAGGGTTGATGTCAATGATAGCTGGTAGTAATACCGGTCAGCAGTGCCAACATCCGTGCCATCTTGCAGGAAAAAGTCAACCGTTTTATTCGGATTGCTCGAAAGTATTACCCGGATATGAGTATCCCCAGCAGATATTTGGTCGGTCAGCCCTCTACCAAACTGAACTTCTCCACTGCCTTGAGGGGCATAAATATTGATATTTTTATTCTCGTCAGTGTAAACAGATGACTGGTTAAATCCTGGCCGAGTTGATGAAATGTAAGTGCCTGGCAATGCAAAAGGTGAAGATACAACCTGCTTTATCCATGTGCGACCGTCATCAACATCAAAAATTGTTGAAACCGTTTCGCCGGTTATTATTTTTGCATCGTTCCATTTTGCCACTGCGGTCAAAGCATAGAGTAAGTCGAATGCCTCGTATGCCCATGGCAGAGTATCAACAGCGCAATCAATCTCACCCGATTCTATTTGTCGCCAATTTGGCCAAGCTTCCATCATTTCAGAAGTCGCCAGCATTGGACCGGCATTGACGATGTACGCAACATTCACCGTTAAATCACCGGCAGGCGTGCCAAGCTGGGCCTTTGTTGCTGTAACCAAACATCCTGATCCTGACGCAACAATTGACACTGGTTCACCATATTCTGTGCCTATTGTGGCGGCATACGGGTTTGGCCAAGTCAGGAAAGTATTTTCGTTATCATAGAGGTTGGTTACTTTAACGGTAAGGTCGCCGTAATATCCTGGTCCCGCAGGAATAGTTCCCTGCATATTTAAAGCGTCTACCGAAGTCATTACAATTTTGGTACACAGAATGAAGGACTGAGCCTGGACCGGCTTTTTCATTACATATAGCCAATGTGGGGTATATAGTATGCCTGAGCCTGATGATGGTGGATCTTGCTTATACATCAGTGTTGCAGCATCGCCCATTGAAGTCGCCAGGGTAAGCCAGTATGAATCAGTAGTAGCATGATAAGCCTGACATGCTGCGCGGATCATTAGGAACTGACCTTCCGATGTACCCGCCTCATGAGGGAAGTATCCTTGCCGACCTAACTGGTCATGGAAGCCATTTCCAATTAAGTAATCTTCATTGATCATGCATGAGGTATTGTGCTCGACTCGACGAACCGGAGAAGGATGTTTTGCAAAAATTAACTTTTGTCCGTCATTGTAATAATAGAAGTTGAATATTTTTGACAGGTTATCAATGATTGTCGCTGAGTCAGTTTTAAAATCGGCAATATATCCATCAACAAGATCGGTTAACTGGGTGGCATCGTATTCAGCGCTATCAAATCCGCAACGAGTCATTATGTCGCCAATAATATAATGTAATGATATTGGCATAGGGGCGACTGTCTCGTTATAAGCCCCGGTGCCCCACTGAACCACCTCAACATCAACTTGCGGGATGCGGTTTCCGTAATCAGCTAATTGTAGCTCTTTAAAAACAATGTATGATCGTCCACGATAAGCGGGGGTGTTGTCGGCACCAATTGCAGCGGCCATCAGCGTGTCGGCAACTTGGTCGTTAGTTCCACGGTAAAGAGTAAAGAAATTTTCTGCATTGTTTGCAGCGTCAAGCGGCTTGCCTGTTAAATACGGACGATTTTCGTAAAAGATTTTTCCGTTAAGCCATATCCTTGAAATCCCAACGATTTCTTCTTGCCCGATAAGTTGGGCAAACGTTGCATCATAAAGGCTTGTCGTTCTTTGATATGATGTTGAGCTACCACCTTTCCCGCCTGACTCTACTTCTTCTACGGTTTTTGTCTCATTAATTGGCGCTGCCCACATGAGGGTGCATGAGACCCTTGCATTACCATAGATTGCGTGGATTGGTGCTCCATAACCTACGGAGGGGATATTCTCTTTATTTACAGGAGTGCTTGGCGGTCCTGCGCCTCTTCCAGAAATGAAATCAACTAGTACCTGGCGACCTGTTTCCTGCGCTTGCTGGCTATGGCTGCTACCCCCAAATGGTGATGTCGTAGTCATTCTTTAACTCCAAAAATACCGACCGTTTTCTTAATCCATTCTTCTGAGTAATTATCTATAACCACTTTTTTTGCCTGATTATAAGCATGAATTATTTTATTGCCGTAGGACATTATGGCGAAATGCTGCGGGTCAATAGAGAATCTTATCAGGATAATGTCACCAATATCTGCCTTGTCTTTTTTTATGCAATATTTATTGACATACTGAGATAATACTCGAACATCAGGGATTCTACGGTAATCTGCTGGTATTTGATGAGGATAGCCAGCCATCCGATAGGCTTCTGAAACAAGGCCGATGCAGTCCAGCGCTACCCCTGGCAATCTGCCTTGGTGGAGGTATGGTGTGCCAACCATTGATATCGCTGCATCATGGGCGCGAAGATTGATAGACTCCAGAGAGCCATTCGTCTGAAACTGGAGCATGTGGTTCACCTTGGAAATTGACAACGTTATTATAGCGCACTCTACATGTATTTAGAGATTTATCGCAACCGGCTGTTACCGTTATTGATTCTCCAACAAGCGCAGAGTGGCGTACCTTCTCCATCACGGTCACAACACCACCGCTGACAAATGATACGTCCCCAAGATACCCTTTTGTTGATATTGAGGCCCGGCCTTCTTTGTAATGCTCTTCATTGGTGAAGGTTATATTTGTGGCAATCTTTTTTCCAGAAACGGAGGTTACCGTCCCTGTTTCTGTGTAGCTCGTCATAACCACTTGACACTTTGAATCTCCAAGGTCGGCACGGCATGACTTTGACGTGGATATCCCGACACGCTGTTTTAATCGCTGCTTATGCCCTCGCACCTCGACGATCCACTGCACGTCCTTAATGTAAACATTTGAAACCAGGCCTGCAAAAACATGGATGACATTTGTGCCGTCAATCACTGCGGGAGGGTTCGTGTAATCCACCGAGAAAATATTGACAATAGAATTTACCAAAACGCCATCTTCAATGTCCTGCTTTGAAATCGAACCTCCGTCTATAAGCCCATGTATTTCAACGTTATCAACTGTGCCTCCTGTCGATACCTTAATTTTGGTAAGGTCTATCCCGCCACTAGCCACGTAAGTTTGGCCGTCAACTGCCAAATTTTTATCGTACCCTGTGAAATATAAATAGGTTCCGTCGCTCTTCTGTATTTTTACGCAATAGGCAAACGTTGTCACTGTTCCTGTAAGAAGTGATGTTAATGATGAGTCAACCTCTTTCATTATAATCTGACCTCGACGATATTAATATCGGCAACACCAGAGTCATAAGCAACGATAGACGTTTGCAGGTCGTCGGATTCAAATCGAACAGGCACGTCAAATTCGCCGCCCCACTTTACATTAACGCCGCCTCCAGGGGCAACCGCGAAGGTAACTATGCCGGTGACCGTGTTAACCGTCCACCCTGCGCCCTGCGTCACATCATTCAGCGAAATTAATACTGTCCCTGTGACTGGCTTGGTGATATTTCTGACTTTAGTTGACGATCCAACCTGATAAGTCTTGGTTAGCTGAAAATCAACCTCTACCCCATCGCCTACGCCTATCAATTGATCGGTTGATGTAGGCGTGCTGAGCGCTGATACCGTTTTATAGTCAGCCCAATCCTTATACCGAAAAGCATCTGCTGCACCAGAAGTCACATGAAAGAAATCAATGATCGTATCAAGATCTGAAATCGCCCTTACTGCCATCGCGGCATTATACTTATGAAGCGGGTAAGCCCAGTTTATATTTCTGATTTCTCGACCAGAAAGTCTCTTCACAATAGACGTTGAATAGGTTGGACCGCCCCTCGCACCATACGAAATATCTTCTGGAAATCTTGGCGTTTCTATGAACATACTATCCTCTGGACCCTGCCATTGATAATGCCTCGAATACTGAGAACTTTAACTGCTCAATTGATTCCGGCGTGACTCTCCCTGAATCTGATTTTATGTTGAAGTTGAAATTGTTCGTCACGCCTGGTCCGCCCTTTTCGCTCATAATTTGCTTGGTGTGCTTGGCGCTTATAACTTCGCCTGGTCCTTTTACTAATTCAGGTCCAGCTTCACCGACCAAACCAAATCTCCCACGTGGGATTACACCACCATCCTCAAAAGCAGGAACTTTCTGGCTGCGAACCATTGCTGCATTTTTTAGACCTGCAAGCACTGCTGCGGCTGCTGCGGCAACACCTAGACCAGGTCCAACAACCGGAATGCCGGCCATTGCGGAATACGCAGACATTGCCGCCTGATAACTTTTGATCCCAATATCAAATAATGCAAACGCCTGCCCAGACTTGGCCATCTTCCCATTTTTATCGGCAAACACTGACTCCATATTCCCCATAAATTCGGAAGTAGCAGTTAGGCGCGCATTGTTCGTGGCGCGCTCTGATGAAGAGATAGCCCTGTCTCTTTCTAATACTGCCCGTTTCATTAGGTCTGTCCTTTCGCCTTCACCTATAACTGTATCGTTAAGTATTTGCTGCTGTCGTCGTCGGAAGCTCTCTCTGATTAATTCCTCTTCGCTCATTAGTGACTCACGAAGAGATTGGAGTGAATTTTGCTGAGCCTGAAGCTTATTTTTTTGATCTACGGCATCACCAGCTTTCTTTTTCCCGACCCCTGGTGTTCGACCACCTACCGAAGACAACTCAGATCTAGGCTCAATGGCTCCTTTTCCTAACGTGAATCCCTCTTGAAGCTGTGCGCCTATGTCGATTAGCTTGGAGAATTCAGCGGATGCTTTCTCGCTTAATAATATGACGTCCTGAAGAATTAACTTCTGCCTTCTGTTGAATTCTTCTTCTGACCCAAAGATCGCGTCAGTAATGCCACTTTTTGGAAGTAAATTACGGAATACCTGATTTGTATCGAATGCGAATTTTTTTAAGGTTGAAAGAAAGCTGAATATTTCTGCCTTTACTTTTGAGATAGCTCCTCTGGATGACAGAATTGACCTGGGAAGCATATTACCAAACCACTTAGACAACTCAACTATCGACGGGCCTAACCATACAGCAAGAGTATTGCCAAGTGCGCTTGCCGCCGTCTTCATGTTTGTGATTGCGCCAGAAGCTCGCTCAAGCCCCATGGTGTCTTCGGATGTTAACGTCAGTCCTAACGAATCTGCCTCCATGCGCATAGCTCTCATTGCGTCAGCACCGCCGTTCACAGTCTGAAGCAACTTGACGCCGCCCGAATCCCAAAACTTGAATGCAAGCCTTACTTTATCCTGCTGTGACGCCACACCGTTAAGTGCATCAGCAAGAACTTCAAACTGCGCTTCTGGACTAAGATCATTTAATCTTTTTGCAGAAAGCCCAAGCTCGTCAAGCGCTTTGACAGCTTCGCCGGTGCCTACCGCTGCCTCTGATATCCTGCGCGTTTGGCGCTGCCAGGCCATCGTTAGCGCTTTGAACTCAACCCCTGTTTGCTCAGCTACAAACTTGTACTGGCTAAGGGCTTCAGATGACGCACCTAGCCTCGTGGAAAGCTTTTGAATCTCATCGCCAGCGTCGATAGCATTCTTAATTAATGCAGACATGCCGACACCGCTAAGTGCCAAGCCAAGGCCACCAGCTACGCTAGTTAAGCTACGAACAGCACCGTTCATTGTGTCAACGGCACGGCGAGATCTTCCCATATCACGAAGGAATCTCGTTGAGTTGGCGAGTAGATCAATGGTGATTGTGCCGATTCTTGACATGCTATCGTTTGCCTTTTAACATCGCCATATTGCTTGTCACGCTAGTTTCTAGCGTCTGCTTTAGGCTGGCCTCTTTTTCATCTTCGCGCTGAACTGCGTAATATGCTTTCCATTCTTCAATCTCAGACGATGATATGTTTTCCAGAAGCATGCTCACCGTCATCCCTAATTTTTCAGCTAGGGTAAAGTAGAACCATCTTCCTGGCTGGTGTCTGAGTTTTTTTTGGTAATCTCTTCCTCTTCCTGGTGGCTGATATTCCCGACTTCTTTTGACTTCTCAATGATGCGGTCAAGGATTGAGCTAGACATTTTCCCAACGTCAGGGATTTGATCATCAGTAAAAAGTCTAAGGCCATTACTGTCGGTAACAGAGTAAACCACAAGCTTTGCCCTTAGATTCTTCTGTGATACGACATATTCGGCCCCGATCTTTTCCATTAAGGAGTTTTCATATTGGTCTTTGGCCGTGCCATTCATTTCTGACACAAACACATGGCCGCCCCATTCAGGAATATCAAGCTTAACCCTTTTCAGGGTGACATGAGATAATATTTTGTCTGCATTTAATAACATTATGACGTTGCTCTAACTAAGGTTGCATTCGCTTGACCGGCAGGCTTTATTGATGCAGATACGCCGGCTAAATCTCCAACTGACCCGCCAATAGGGTTATAGCTTTCAAGCGCGCCGGTAGCCGTGTAATTTGGATTTGTAGTGCCGACGACCACAGACTTTACCGGCCTCACGATAACCGCAAATGTTGAACCAACCAGGCCGAAAAGGGTGGCATCCACATTAGACGTGGCAAAATCTTGATGAAACTCAACGCTCATCGACCAATCTTTCAGCCCTGGCTTATTTGATTTGGTATCCAGGCCCATGGCGGTATCATCTTGCATGTCAGCGCTATAATCTATTGATACAGACTTAACATGGTCCGAGAGATCTACCGCATTTATTGACACGAATGCGTCACTAAAAATTAAAGTTGCCATTGGTTTTCCTTTTTACGCTATGCCGATAGATAAAATAACATTAAATGTGTCTGCCGTTGACACGGTAAAAGACGCTCTAAAATAATCGTCAGTCGTGGGGCCGTCCAAACTTAACCATTGTGAGTTTATCACGGTACTAGCTGAAAATGTGAGCACTGTCGTTGGTGTGGTAAAGCTTCCATTATCATCACTTTCAATCGTAACGCCAAGCGATGGTGCGGTGCCCGTTATCCCGATGACATGTAACCCTGCATATAGCTTACTTCCAGCAGGGACCGCGCCTAACTGAAATCCTGTACTGTTACCACTGGCTGATAATATTGAATTATTAAGCAGCGTAGCGTTAACCAGTGCAGAATTAAAGGCTTCTGCGGTCACGTCAAATTTCAACAAGTCGCCAACGCTTCCGCCAGGAGAATATTGTCCGAGCGCAGTTTTAAACATGAATACATTGTCGCCAACAGATCCAGCTAAAGGACATATCGACAGAACAGATCCAGAGAGCCCAATCTCCGTGAAAAATGCCTCGTCAACCGAACCCACACCAGACTCCCAAAATCCTGCTGCCGAAGCTTTTACGTTTTTCAGTCCTGGCTTGTTTGACTTGGTATCATTGCCGAAAACAGTATCATCCTGCATATCAGCAGAATAATCTATTGAGCAAGCATTCATTTTGGCAGTGAAGTCATATTTATCATACCAGATTTTGCTGTTATTTATCAGTGTTGCCATTTTTTTACCTTATGCTATAGCCCTGGCAGTAAATACGATATCTTGTAATCATGAGACACCACAAAATCGTCAATGTCATGATTATACCCTTCTGTCTCGCTAATTCGGAAACTATCTTGTATTGTTATTGTGGCAACCACCCCGCTGTACCGGGTTAATGCCAAGCTTACCTGGTCCGCCACAAGTAAAGCTGACTGGTCAGTATCACCATGGCAGTCGATTTGAATTCTAGCCTGCTCAAGACCGGTATCCACACCCATTGCACTGACCGGAATATTTGTCACCACCATGAACGACACAGCAGGCAAAACAGAATCTTGCGATATAATCTGATGATAAATTCTCGTTGACACAAGCGCAGTCAACCCAGCATGGGCATTAAGTATTGATTTGACTGCTTTTAGAATGATCAAATTATCTTCCCGCCAGTGATGCTGTAATTAGGTCTATGGCCGTCTGCTCAATCGCCCTTAGTGCGTCGTTTTCAGTCTCGTCAAGCGCAGGACGCATAAAAGGGGTAGCCCTGGCACCTGGATGCATTCTCACTGATGGCCTGCCGCTTGATAAGTCATCACGCCTTGAGATACCATGCGGCTCAGTCCCAAACTCGACAAAATGCGCATACCAACCATCATTTCTTTTTGATTTCCCTTTCCTTGCAGCGATTGTCACCCTGACTTGTCCTAACTTCCCCTTCCTGGTGACCTGCCCAATGCTTCTTGCTAGTGTGCCAGACCGCCTATTTATTTTAGACTTTGCTGACTTTACAATTAGTTTTCCGCCAGCTCTCAGCGAGCGCTTCATTATTGACGTGGCCTTCCTATGTCCAAGGCGACGAAATCTTCGATCTATCTCCTCAAAACCTTGGCTAGTTACTATCATTTTTCAGCCTTTGTCAGCAATTGAAGCTCTCTGCGTCGATCACCGCGATCATAAACCGCCTCAATTGAGTAGTTATTTCCATTATATACGACACGCATTTTTGTTGTCACACCACCAATATAATTTACCGTAAAGGTTATTCTTTTTATTGTTGTGACGTACCCTTCTTTGAATTCCTCATCCTTCTTTTCGCTTGGTGGAGAATTTACGTCGTCAATATTGGCATAAGCGTAAGCGTGGGTCGCCCATGACTCAGAGACTCCCCCATAATCATTTATCGACTCAGTAGGCGTTTGGATTTCAACGTACCTGGTTCTTCTACCTGCCCTCATATGAAATCCATTAATGTATATGGCTGTAATAGGTCGGCATATGCACGCTGATAGTGGCGGTATTCGCCAGCCTCCAAGTTTCCGTAAAGAAGCTCAATTTTCATTAAAATGGCATACTTTATTGATTCTGGCACTGTCGTATACCCACAAACAAACTCGACCTCAATAGCGTCGTCACGGGAATATATTGAAGGCCACGACTTACCGTATGCGAGCCTTATTATTGGTGGCTCTCGGTTTATGTCAACCTGGTAAGTGGTAGCTGCCAACGTCTGCTGAACGTCGTCAGAATCATAATATTTAACGGAGGTTACCGACTGCAAGGAACCGTATGGTATTTTTATTTCACCAAAAAATTGGCAATACAACCGCCATGTCTGCGTAACGAACCTGCGCCATACGTAATTTTCTGCCTCGTCTGTTGCCGCAGCGATCAGCGCCGTAATGTAAGTGTCGTTATCAGTGGAAGTCTCACGCAACTGTGCCTTGGCCTCCGCTAAGGAGACTGGGTAGCTTGCTGGCGGCGTAACGATCACTTTTGACATAAAGCACACGATTCCGGTAAAGAGAAGGGGCGAACCCCTTCAAGTTTTTATTACTCTACGATTTCGTCAACTGAAGCAAGGTCTGAATCAGATGCAACGCCAATGCGAGGGTCCATGCCAAGCAAAATAGCAGCGCTATCGCTTGTTGCAACGGCAGTCGTCATTTCAATGGCGACAAAAGCAAAGTCATTCTGTGCGTCAAGCTCGGAAGCTCGAACATTCAGCACCACTTGCTTGTCGCTATCGGAGCCAGCTTGGGTCAACTGAACCATCGCCTTCCCAGTAATGTCTTTCTTACCGGTGCCAGCAGCATCAGTTGCCTGAACTAATTTAGCGTCAAGGGTTGCACTTGACCCAAGCGTTCCGGCCAAAATAATTCCCATGGCACGCTGAAATGTGCCCATGTTTACATATTCTGTTGTTAGTGTAGCAGCGGTATTTGCGTCTGGATCAATAACACCGCTAACCGCCACCTTTTCTGAAGGTAATGAATTTAACATAAAATTTCCTCTATTATGGGTAGGCCGAATTCCCGACCTACCACTATTTATGCGCGATAATTATTAAGCACGAACAGCCAGCGTGACGAACGGCGACAACGTTGTTGATCCATTGTTGGGCTGAATAGCCTTGCTCACAGAAGGCGTGCCATCAACTCGGAACACTGCTTTGAATGCCACTGCATCATAATCAAAATAAAGATGCATGCTCACTGCCCGTTTTATACCTGAACTCTTAGTGATCGTTCGATAAGACCGAAAATCAGCAAGAACAATATCGCCTTGGGTGCCAAGCTGCTTGCAAGACTGGGTGATAATTACAGGTCGGCCAAGCAACATGCCGCCAGGAGCTTGTGATAAGTCAAACGTCCAGGCTGCATTGTTGCCGATTGTTAAGCCAGCTAGCTGTGGGAAAACCTCGTTATTTATAAGCCAAATTGACCGGCCAACAGACGACGCAGGCAGACGACTTAACATCTTAAGCACGTTATTTGTCACGACGGTTGCCGCAGTTTGCCCAGTCTCTTTAGCTTGAACAACTAGCGCAGCAGAATTCAGTATTCCAAGCGGCTTGCCTGCGCCTGTTCCATTAATGAACGAATCGTTGGTTTTCCACTGAATGGATTCAGCAGTAGCCATGGTTAACATATCTGTCATCGCGCCAGAGTCGGCTAATTGTTCCTCAGTAACGGGAACGAGTGCAATCAACTTGTTAAGGCGCTGTGTGCCAGGCACCAGGCTTGGCTTACTTGATGTTGCCTGGGCAGCTTCATCTTCCCAGTAAGCTTTAACTCCGCCCGTACCCCAAGGGGTTGTCTCATCAGCATTAAAAGTCATGCTGTTGCCGTTAATATTTATATTCCGAGTCCGAGGGAGAAGTGATTCCTGTCCGAAGGCGATCCGGTCGATCTCACTAGAAAAACCTTCCGGGATTAAGAACCCACCGTCAGCGCCGACGCTTTCATTGCTGTAATTACCTGGTAACGCAGCATCAATTTTAAGGCGCTCATCATAGCCGTTAGGTGATAACTTGGCTTGATATACGGCCTGGCAAAAATCGCCATAGTTTTTGAATCCACGATTCGGATCATGCGCAATTTGTGGCTCACCACCAGAAATTACCACATCTTTATGTGAATTAGCAGGAGCAGGATCTGGATCGCCACCCATAGCCGCAAGTTTCTCTTCTCGACCAATGGAAGCTTCTATTGTTTCAGCTTCAGAAATTAACGCATCGAACTGTGTTTGTTCTTCAGCGGTAAGCTCTTCTTTGTCGCTAAACCCGCGAGCTTTTGCCACAACATCAGCTTTCTTTTGCTTCAATTGTAAAATTTTCTTACTCATAATTAAATCCTTCTTACAGATTTTAGTTTTTACAGTCTTCGTTATTATGCTCAATCAATGGATTAGCGATAATTACAGTGAAGCAACCCGCACTCTATTGGCGTTATTGCTTGCTTTCTTTTTTGGAGTCAACGATTGGATTAGCTCACCCATCGTCAAAACTCCGTCAATCATTCCCGCGCTCTTTGCCTTATCGGATGTCAGCACCCGACCTTGCCCATAAGAGGCTTTAACTACGTCCTTACCTACCCCTCGGCCTTTCGACACATCACTGACAAATATATCATAAAATTTATCAACTTTGGCCTGCATATCTTTTTTTGCCTCGTCGCTTAGTGGCTCGTATGGGTTGCCTTCTGACTTATGCTTACCAGCGGTTATCATGGTCACCTCAACGCCTTCATCCTCAAGCTGTTTTTGGTGACTGAAGTGTGTAGCAATAACGCCCACCGATCCAACTTGGGCGCTTGCCGTGGCGTATACTTTTGAAGCTGAGCTAGCGATGGCATAGGCTGCGCTCGCTGCTAATGGGTTAGCTATGGCGTGGATCTGTTTTATGTCCCGAAGTTTTCTTATGGCCGCTGCTGCCTCAGTAACTCCGCTAACGGAACCGCCTGGTGAAGACATATCAAGCACTGTTGACGATATGCTTTCGTCATTAGTTGCAGCAATTAGAGCATTAACAATTACTTCTGTGCTTGTGCCACCGAAGTAATCCATAAGCCAATGGTATTTCTGAGAGATTGCGCCTGAAACCGGAATCACGCCAATAGACCCAATGGTAAATAAACCCCTGGTCTTCGTCCGTTCAAAGCCTGCTGAATCCATTCGCGCTTCAAGTTTAGCGTACCAGGCATCTTGATCGACTAACCCCGATTCATGATTACCCATAAAGGCAAACGACGAGAAGAAGTCAGGGCTTACTGCTAAAGGCTCATCTGAATGAGCACGCATTTGATCTAGAAAACGCATTTAGATAACTCCGATTTTATTGTTTCTTGGCATAGCGCTGACTTTATGTCGCCCTTATTTATTAATGCCAAAACTGAATCATGCCTATTTGAGCAATATTCAAATGCCTCGACACCGCTCATCCCTAATATTTTTGAAAGGTAAGTCGCGTGCTTCGGGTATAGCTGGGAAAGATGTAGCTCAACATTATCCGTGCTTATTTTTGACAGCAGACCACTTTCTTTTTTTGCTGCTGCTTCAATGGCACTTTCGATTACTTTTTGCGATTGCTTAGACTGGCCACCTTGCTTGCCATCATTCCTGCCGCCTGCATTGCCCATATTTAATGGCTGTATCGGCTCATCAAGCCCGGGGAGCGGGTTTCTGTTTTCCATGGACCGTACTTCATTTCTTGTTAAGAATCCTGTGTTTATCCCGATAGAATAAGATTCATACCTGGATTTCGTATCCCCTCGAAGCATGCCGTCAAGGATCAATGAAACCGAGTGCGTTGGCGAATCAAGCAGAATTTGCCGATGCAAAGTTTGCTCAACCCTTATCGCCCAAGAAAGCACGGTATCCTGAACGAACTCAATAGCCTGGTGCTCGATATTATTATTTGTTGAGCGCTCAAGGTGGCCAATCTTATGGGGCGGAACACGGAAAATACGAGCGATATCCTCAACCTGATATTTTCTTGACTCAATGAGCTGGGCATCTTCGTTGCTTATTGCTACATCATGGTACTTCATGCCTGATTCAAGAACGGCTACCGATCGCCGATTAACGCCGGCCTGAGATTTCTTCCATGATTGGATAAAATTTGTGCGCTGATCTTGATCCTTAAACCGTCCTGGAAATTCAATCCATCCAGGAACCTGGCCATCAGTCTCGAAATATCTTGAAGAGTAATCAAGGGTTGCCTTGGCCCCATTGAGTGTAGCACTTTGCTCTTTAATCGGGCTTATGCCGGTTACGCCATCAAGTGACATCCCTCTGAAATGAAGAATCTCGAACCTGGCGAATGGCTTATCATACCCTTCAATTTCATAAGCGTAATAATCTTTCGACCGAATTACTTTCACTCGTTCATTGCTAATCGGAATAAGCTGCTCTGGAAAACCATCGTCACTATAAATTATAAAATGATAACTATTGCCATATAAGGCAAGGTGCATCATTAATGTTTCTGCCCACTCGTAAGCTGTTTGGAACTCATTAGGCGCAGAATGGATTAGATTGTATAGCCGGTGGGACGAGTCACGGTCTTTTTTGACGCCAGTATTTTTTATAATTACACGCGGTAGCTGGGCAATACTTTCAGCTAGCACCTTTACGCATGCATACACAGCACTGATCGACATAGCAGAAGTCGGCGACATGCATTTGGTGACTGACCCAAATGAAGATATTGGCTCGTACCAAAAGTCATCGGTAGGTCCGGGCTTAGCTGCGTTTATAAAGAACATTCAGTAATCCTGGTAAAATTAGCATGATTACATTCATTAGTAAGATCAACCCCCCGGTTACCATGAGTGCTAGCGATAAACTTTGGAGAAAGCAGCCATAAAAAACCATAGCCATTCCTATTAAGACAGTGATATTATACACTAATTCACGCTTCATTTGCTACTGCCAGGTTATAATCATCAGGAAGAATGCTTTCATTCTCAGCATCCATTAAGTTAACCGCCATTAAGTGTGCAATAACACCATCAATCTTGCTTTCTGGCAGCTCTTTGCGAGGGTAAACGTTGTCCTTAGCATCTTCTTTGGCCACCACATTACCAACCATCCAGGTCATTGCCGGGTTGCCATCGTTAATAACTGACTTATCTCTCATGTGCGCATCCAAATCTTTCATAGGTTGGCTAAAGTTTAGCACGGTTGGCTTGACCTCTACGCAGTTTATACCCTCGTCGGATAACTGCTTTGCCATTACTGTGGCCTGGGCTGGATCATAACCAACAAATGATAACTCAAAATTATCCGAAAGAAACTCAATATATTCTTTGATCGCGTTGATATCTGTGGTCTTGCCCTCGTTGACAATTAACCATCCTTCGTCACGCCACTGCCTGTAGTGCTCATTTTCTGGTAAATTGACAGTCTCTTCAGGAAGGAAGAAGCGGCTGAATTGCATATACTTTCCTTCATCGTCAGCACAAGGAATAAGTATAGATATTGCCGCGATATCAACACGACTGGCAAGGTCAACACCGACTATTATTCTATGATTATAATAATCCTCAAGCTTTATATCTGCCGAACATCCCTGCCATTTGGTCAAATCATAATAAGCATTCCTGGACCCTACCCACATATTTAAGTGCTTGATTTGGTAGGCTGCCTTTTTCCTTATGTTCGCTTTGGCATCAGCCAGCCGAGCTTTCAAAAATTTATCGCCAACACTTACCCCGTAATTAGGGTTTGCCTTAAGCATTGTTTCATGTGCGTCCCACTCATCATCTTTATCGGGAACAAAGAGAAGGGCGAATAAATCATTCTGATCCTGAACCCCGTCTAACACTCGTTCAGCTTCTTTCTGCATTTGGTAACATGGGCCAGATATATTGTCGCCTGCCGTTGAAATTATTAGCATTAATGGCTGCTCTCTGGCTCCCATGCCCGTAAGCATGGTGTCTACCACACGATCTGTCTTGTGCTCGTGATACTCATCAATGATGGCGAGCGAAGGATTGGAGCCGTCACCCGGGTCGCCAACGACAGGCTCAAACTTTGATCCGTTACGGATCACCGTGATGCTTTTTTTCTGCACCGTGATCCCGTAATGAGACATGAACTCTTCATTTTGCATCGCCATTAACCTAGAGGGGTTAAAAACCTCCATCGCCTGCCTCTCGGTGGTTGCTCCACAGTAGACTTCTGCCCCGTACTCCCAGTCAGCAGCAAGCATAGCAAGACCAGTAGCAGACGCTACCAAACTTTTGCCATTCTTCCTGGCGACCATAAGCATTGCCCTGCTGTACCTGCGCAGGTCATCGTCATTTCGCATCCATCCAAATATATTAACATTCCAATAACATTGCCATGGCTCAAGAGTAATTTTCTCTCTCTTTGCCGCCCACCTTCCTTTTACATGGTGAAACTGTTCCATGAAATAGCACTTACTGTGGGCCTTCTTCGCATCATAATAAAATTCTTTTGGCTGACTCTCCATTTGATTCAGGAAATTCTGGCAACTAAGCCTGACATATTTGCCAGAAATTATTGAGCCATCGACTACGTTTTCTGCGAAGTTGGCTGCGATCTCAGTATAGTCACGCATAGTTAGCCTACTTGACTAAATGGGTTCTCCTTCTTTTTTTCTACAGCAGTAACTCGAGATCGATCAACTGGAGTCATTCCGCACGATGACATCATTCGCATAAAAATACCTAACTCCGCTCCGTTTAAGCCCTCAGACCTTGACTTGTCAAGCAAGACAGCCATTTGCTCATAAACAAATCGATCTGAATTAAAAGCCACGCCTGGTGGTGTCATTTCTTCAAGCTCATGCCAGCATCTAGCCTGAGTCGGTGAGAAAAAAATCGGAGGGTTGCCGAGACCACCTGTTGGCTGCGGCTCGTTTTTTGGCTTACGTTGAGGGTCTTTTTTGTAAGCGCCTTTTAACTCTTGAACTGCTGTTGGATATTTACCAGGCATAATTTATTCCTTATATTATTGGTTACTTTTTGACCTATTAGGTTGCGGTCGTAAAAAAATGACCACCCACTCGGTCGCTAGGGGCAATAATTAGAAGGATTTCCTCCCCCCTCCCCCTGCGATTGTTTTATCATCACTCCCCTCTCCTGGTTTTCTCATCATGGTGTCGCTTACATAACGATTGCCAATTAGACTGGTC